GGTCCTCCGCGTGTCTGCTGCCCTGCCTGTGACAAGGAGATGGGGCTGAAACCGCCCGCCCTGGGGGATAACGTCAGACACGAAACGTGTAGGCGGCACCTGACCATGATGAGGGCCGAGGCGTTGCGTCTCAGGAACATCTACGCGGTGGAGGATGCACTCTCAAAGGAGCCGAGACATGCGCGTGAGTAACTACCTGACCAATGGCGAGATCGCCCTCGCCGCTTTGTGCGGGCTGCTGCTGGCCCCGGCACTGTGGATTATCATTATCGCGTTGCAGATCGTGATGGAGGCGATTGGATGAGAGCCATCATTAGCGCCTACGCATTCCTCGCGCTGGCCGTGGGGGTAGCAGTGTTTATCTGGATGACGAGGTGAGCCGATGAACGCCTATCAGACAGCCGATGCCGACCAGCACTGGCGCGAGGATCAACTTGAGATGCAGCACGCCGTGGAGGACTACCACCGCGAGGTCTTTGACGAGCTGCCCGACCGCTGCGATCCGAGGTGCGCCTGGAAAGACCCGTGGGGATTCTGCATCCATCGGCAGTTCTGGCCCGATTGCAGGCTGGGAGACTTTTTCGTGGACAAAGGGAGGCTGTGATGACACCGAACCTAATCATGTCGCTGGACATCGAGCCCATCACGCTGATGTGGAACGGCCAGGCCGTTTCTTTGCCGGGCACCTACGAGCTGGTGCCCGACGAAATGGTGAAGCACCTGCACAAGCGCGTCATGGCAATCGCGCTGCACGAGCGCAAGCGGATACCGTTCTGCGGGAAATTGGTCGGGCAGGCGCGCAACGGGAACGGCAAGGGGTCCGTCTGGTTGGTAGAGGACGACCGGGGGCAGTTAATTAAGAGTCAAAAGCCGGTAGTGGTGGAGGGAGCATGAGGTTAAAATTTTGGGACAGGAAGGCCCGCCTGATCGCAGCCCTTGCCAAGTTGACCGACGACGAGGCCGAGAAGATGGGGAGAATTCGAAGGGTGAAATGATGGACTTCACCTTTTGGGCTTGTGTCCTGTCCCTGCTGATCCTCTGGAGCCTGTGGAGGTGGAGAGAATGAGCGTCTACGCAATCGACCCTGGACCCGAGAAATCGGCAGGCGTGATCGTGACCGGCGGAATCATCCTGTCGCCCGAGATCCTGACCAACGAGCAAATGGTGCAGCGTGTCTACGAGAACCGGGCGCATTATCCTATCGCAATCGAGATGATCGCCAGTTACGGGATGCCTGTGGGCCGGGAGGTTTTCGAGACCTGCCTGTGGATAGGGCGGTTCATCCAGGCCGCGCAGCCTCACCCCGTCGCGCTCATCTACCGGAAGGACGTAAAGATGCACCTGTGCGGGTCCGTGAGGGCAAAAGACCCCAACATCCGGCAGGCACTACTGGACCGCTTCGGGAAAGAGGCCACGAAGGGCGTCAAGAAGGATATGTGGGCAGCCCTGGGCGTGGCCGTGACGCATTTGGAAGCTCACCCCGTTGCCCTCGGCGACTGCCCCGGCGGGCCGATCGAGCCGTGGTGCGAGGTCGAGGAGCCGGAGAAGGGGAATCGGATGTTCAAGTGCTTCGAGGGGAAGGAATGAGAATGTTCATTCTTTGCCTGTGCCGTGACTTTTTACTGCGCCTGCCATGGACGCACGGGCGCTCGCTCGCGGTTGACAGGCTGACGATGAAAATTGAGGGGCTAGGCCGACGGGCCGAAGAGCCCGGAGATCCCGGCCGGGCCTGCCCTCTTCAATCACCGGGAAGCCAGCGGGACGGCAATGAAAAACGAACTATTGGCAGCCGCTCTTAATTACGCGGAAAAACACAAATTCTCCGTTATCCCGCTCAAACCGGGCGAGAAGGTGCCCTATTTTAGCTGGGAGCCGTTTCAGTCCCGCATTGCCTCGCGTGCCGAGATCACCTCGTGGTGGAGCAACACGCCGCAGGCAAACGTCGGGATCGTCACCGGCAAGGTGAGCAATCTTTTCGTCGTCGATCTAGACAAGTACGCCGAGGGATACGACGAGGAAAAGACATCCGAGTATATTCCCGACAGTATTATTACCCCTGCCGTCAACACGCCACGCGGCGGCCAGCACCTCTACTTCGTCAATCCCGAGGGCGACATCACCATCAAGGCACGCATTCTTCCGGGTATCGACTATCGGGGGCAGGGGGGGTATGTCGTCGCCCCTCCATCGGTAAACGGGACTGGAAAGCCTTACGCATGGATTGACGGCATGGGATTGGAAATTCCCCTCTCTCATCTCCCTGATGCACTATCTAATCTTATATCTTTTAAGGGGGGGATTATAAGGGGGGGAAATTCGCCAAGTCGTCAAATGTCGTCATTGTCGTCAAATGTCGTCAATTATTTTGAGTCAGGACGGAGAGACGAAGACCTTTTTTCAACGGCAAACGCGCTCACAAAAGGCGGAATGCCGAAAGATATGATTGAACAAGTACTTGAAAGGCTTATTGTTTCTTGGGGAGAGGAAAACGACCCCAAGTGGGTGCGGGCAAAAGTGGAGTCCGCATTCAAGCGTGCCGAGCGTCGGGAAAGAAACCTGACGGCCGAGGTGAAGGAATGGATTTTGTCGTCATCTGGCGTCTTTTTGTCGTCAGATGTCGTCAAATGTCTTCATTTGTCGTCACGGGAGGAGCAGAAGCATTTGTCTACCGTTTTGCGCCGGCTAGTGACCGAAGGGCTGATTGAAAGGCATGGGGAACGCAATGGATGTTTCCGTATTCCGGAGGATCGTGCTGACGAGATTGACATCTGGTCTGCCAGCGTCAAGCCCCTCCCTGTGCGCTATCCCCTCGGAATCGAGCAATTCGTCAACACCTTCTCGAAGAACATCATCGTCGTGGCCGGATCGCCCGACGCCGGAAAGACCGCCTTCCTTCTCAACTTCGCCTTTCTGAACATGTACAAGCACAAGGTGCATTATTTCTCGTCCGAGATGGGGGCCGAGGAGCTACGCCAGCGCCTATTGAAATTCGGCGTAGACATCAACGAGTGGAAGCGCGTCACATGGAAGGAACGGGCCTCGAACTTTGCCGACGTGATCGAGCCGGAGGCCGTCAATATCATCGACTTCCTTGAGATCCACGACGAGTTCTACAAGGTCGGCGGGATCATCAAAACGATCTTCGACAGGCTCACGACCGGGATTGCCGTGATCGGCCTGCAGAAGCCGTCCGGCCGGGATGAGGGTCTCGGTGGCCAGCGAGGACTTGAGAAGCCACGCCTGTATCTGTCCATGGAGCCTGGCCGTTTGAAAATCGTCAAGGCAAAGAACTGGATTAACGACCAGATCAACCCCAACGGTCATTTTATCGAATGGAAACTCGGCGGTGGATGCAACTTCAAAGCGACAGGTCCGTGGAAGAAAGACGCTGTATAAAGGCATCTTCCAAAGCGGGACGTTCATCAAAATCCTTTACGCTTCGGCATTTAGCGCAAAGCAGGCCGAGGTGTTCATGTGCAGGAGGCTCGCGGATGAAATCGGAATCAGACCACAAGACGTTATCGGTTATTTCAGGGAACGTGGAACCTATGCAGTTGCCGCAGAGGATGTGCCGAGCGGAGATCCTGCGGCGGATGGAATTGAAGAAGCAACTCATCCAGATAACCCTCGAAGAAATTGTTGCGCTGGCCGCTGAGTTGAACGCATGACCGCCGAGCGGGGAATCTATGGAGGGGAGAATGACCGACGACATGCTCAACGGCTGGGGAGAGATCGCGGCGTATCTCCGGGTCTCCGTCGTCACGGCCTGGAGGTATGAGCGTGACGGAGGGATGCCGATCATCATGGCAATATGGAAATCAGCTGATGCTGTTGGTGATGCAGAAAGGGAGTGGCAAGCAAAGAGATTGCAGGAGATACTTTACTCGTAACATGAATATACATTGAATGATGGTGACGACTAAAATGAGAGACCACGCTGACATCGACGCAATAAGAAAAAAGCATGAGGCGTGGAAGGCATTATTTCTTCCACGCGTACATGAAGTAGATGCTAGTTCTAACCTCTCAATCTCCGACGTTGATGCCCTGTTTACTTCGCTTGACGAGGCACATAGGCTCGCTGCGAAGTTAACGGAACTGGTCTGTGAGTGTGCTCCTATAACGTGGTGGCATACTGTCTAGATGATGCTATTAGGTGGGAACGAGAGGCAGAGAAAATACTGACAGGAGGCTTAGATGAGTGACCATACACACGATTGCCCTGTATGCTACGGATACTGGCCGTGCGATCGGGATGATTGCAACAGCGATGATATTTGCCTAGAGTGCCAGCTGGAGGAAAAGGATGCTGAGATTGAAAGGCTAAAAGCAGAACTCGAAGAGACTAGAAGTAAGATCAAAAACTCTCCGTACTTGCTCGAAAGGTTTGTAAAGGGTAAAGATGATGTCTATGAAGAAAACAAAGGAAACATAAGAAGTGGGCGGTGATGAGTAAGTTCCACGAAAAGGCTCTGGAGAAGATGACGCCAAGAACAAGATGCACAAGACACGCGAAAGGAGAACGGCATGAGGTTCAAAGCGCAGATCGGAGGGTTCAAGACAACCGCCTCGGGAGGGGCGAAGCTCACCATCGACGTTTTCGATACGACCCCGGCAAAGGACATCGCAATGCTAACGCTGTTGGCAATGGCGAAAAAGACGGCGACGATCTCGATAGAAGAGGACGAAGACGGCGGCAACGGCGGTTCGTAAAAAAATAGGTTCTTCCTGGGCGAAAAAGATCGCGGGTAATTCGAGCCTCGGCGTTCGGCTCCGTAAAATTTGATTTTGGAATTGACAAATCGGCAGGTGCTCATATGCAAGTATTGATCCGTTTTGAGGGCATGGACAAGGCGAAGGAGATGCTTTCTGAGCTTGAGAAGAAGCAACTTCCCTACGCGACGGCATTGGCGTTGACGCGGACGGGCCAGGACGTGAAGGCAGACCTCGAAGCGGAGATGAAGAAGGTGTTCGACCGCCCGACGCCGTACACGTTAGGCAGTTTGTTTCTTAAACCCGCGACGAAGAGCAACCTGTCGTCGATGGTTTACCTTCGGGAATGGGCTGGGAAGGGTACTCCGGCGACGAAATACATGAGTCCCAACATCTTCGCGCAAGACCGCAACGTGAAGCGGTTCGAGGCGGCACTTCAGCGGATCGGCGTTTTGCCTTCCAATATGTACGTCGTACCGGGTGCGGGGGCCGACCTGGATGCATACGGTAATATGTCACGGGGACAGATCGTGCAAATCCTGTCGTACCTGAGCGCGTTCGGGGAGCAGGGATACCGTTCGAACATGACGGCTAAGGGCCGTGCGCGTCTTTTGAGGGGCAAGAGGGGTTCGCCGGGGATCGCCTATTTCGTTGCGAAGCCGGGAGGTAGGCTCAGGCACGGCATTTACAAGCGAACTGGTTATTCGGGCGGTTCGACGATAACGCCCGTGATGATTTTTGTCCGTAAACCTACTTACAGGAGCATTTACAGGTTCTACGAGGTTGCCAGACGGACGATTGAGCGGACGTGGGAGGAGAATTTCAGACGTGCGATGCGCGAGGCGATGTCCACGGCGAAGCCGTGAAGGATATTTGGTTGTATATGGGCCTTGATGTTGACCGTGTAAAAAAAATGGTGAATTCCCTGCCGAAGAGGTCGGCGTCACGCTCAAAAGTCGAAACTCTTGCTCAGGCATGGATGGCTACAGGGAAACTGTACAGCGAGGAACCAACGGCGGCGCGGCTTCGGGATTGGCAAGCGGCTGAAAAGGCCCTGTCAGCTATGCTCGATGAGCTTGACCCTCCGCAATCGCGTGCGGCGGCGGCGGGGAAATTCCCGAGCATGACTGCGGCCCTCGTGTACCTGCAACAAAACGGGTGGAAGATCAAGTCCACGACGTTCAAGAACGACCGCAAGAAGGGACGTTTCCTTGCCGATGCCGACGGCTACTTCCACAAGGAGGAGCTGGACCGATACGCAAAGGCGTGGCTAAAGCGCAACGATACGGGGAAAAGGGAGGGCGACGACGAAGTCGCCCTTCGTCAAAAAAAACTGGAAAGGGAACTGCGTGCCCTTGAGATCGAGGTCGAGCGCAAGGAACTGCGCCTTCGGAAAGAACAGGGCCTTTACATCGAGCGCGATCAGATGGAGATCGAGCTTGCGGCGAGGGCCGGCATCTTGGAAGCGGGCCTTAAGCATTGGGTACAATCACAGGCCGCAAGTTGGATTCGTCTCGTGGACGGCGACATCGGGAAGACGGGACATCTGATCGGCGCGATGGTGCGAGACCTCGACGAGCACATCGACGGCTACGCACGGAAAAGGGATTACGAGGTGGTCATTGCCGACGTGGCGACAGACGATGAGGAAGAAGAGGACGAGGAAGAAATCTGAAGCGATAGTCGTTTCGAGATCGCGCCGGTGGATGCCGGAAAGCGTGCGCGAGGGCAAGAAGCGTCTCCGCGTCCTGGTTTCGTTCTCAGGCCCGGAGCGCAAGGTGCTACGGAAGCGTCGCCGGATTCCCGTAAGCCAATGGTCCGAACGATACAGATATGTCACGAATTCCATCCTTCCGGGCCGGTGGCGCAACAACGTCACGCCGTATCTTTCCGGCGTCATGGACGCCTCATGGTATCCATCCGTGCAGACGGTCATCCTGTGCAAGTCGCCGCAATGCGGCGGCACGGAGCTTCTGCTGAACTGTCTCGGGTACGCCATCGACCGCGATCCCGGCCCGTCAATGTTCATCTATCCCGACGAGCTGACCGGCAAGGAGAACTCTCAAGACCGGATTCAGCCGATGATCAAGAACAGCCCACGTCTGCGCTCCTACATGACGGGCGTCGATGACGACACATCGCAACTGCGCGTGAATCTACAGCACATGCAGGTCTACATCGCGTGGGCGCGATCCGCGTCGCGTCTTGCCAACAAGCCGATCCGGTTCATGTTCTTCGACGAGGTGGACAAGTACATGGATACGGTCGGCAAGCGCGAGGCAGATCCGATTTCCCTCGGCGAGGCCCGGACGATCACATACCGCTACAGCCGGAAAATCTGGAAGGTGAGCACGCCGACTACGGAAACGGGGAACATTTGGCGGGCCCTGACGACGGAAGCGCAGGTCATCTACGACTATTTCGTGAAATGTCCGGCTTGCGGCGAAACCCAGAAGATGGAGTTCAAGCGCATCGTCTGGCCGAGAGCGTCTGAACCAGCCCAGGACGGAAAGCAACACTCGGAAGACCCCGCCGTCATCGAAACGGACAAGTTGGCTAGGTACGAGTGTCCGCATTGCCTTGCGAGGTGGAACGACTACGAGCGCGATGCCGCCGTGAGGGCCGGAGGGTGGCGCGACAGGGAAACCGGGGAGCCGCTCAACGAATCGCTGAAATCTAGAAACCCGCTGAAGATCGGCTTCCACCTGCCTAGTTGGCTTTCGCCTTTCGTTTCCCTGTCGGAGATCGCCGCGTCGTTCCTGCGTGGCCTTTCAGATATAAACAAGTTCAAGGACTTCCACAACAAGCACCTCGCAGAGCCGTGGCGCGTGAAGGTCATCTCCGGTAGCGCGGAGCAGATACTGGCCTCACGGTGCGCCGTTCCACCTCAGACCGTACCCGAGGAAGCCGTCGCGCTGACGGCGGGCGTGGACGTGCAGAAGAGCGGGTTCTGGTTCGTCGTGAAGGCCTGGGCGGCCAGCGGAACCAGCTGGACCATCCATTACGGGTTCCTCTCGACCTGGGAAGAGGTGGAGCATCTGCTATTCGAGACCGCCTATCCGGTGGCCGGCACCGAGCGCACCATGCGGATCTTCCGGGCCTGCGTCGATACGGGCGGCGGGGAAAAGTATGAAGACATGACGATGACGGACGAAACCTACCTGTGGCTGATCAGGAACCGCGGCCGCGGCGGTGTCGCCCTCTGGGGAACGAAGGGCTCGAGTTCGTCTTTGCCCGGGATGCTCAGGATCGGCAACGAGGTCCTGTCGACATCGCGGGGCAGGAAGCTGCCCGCCGGCCTGCGGATCCTCTCCGTGGACACGGAGAAGGCGAAGGACCAGCTCCACTATCGGCTGCAGCTCGCGGCCAAGCCGGAGACGCGGTCGCTGCCCGGCGCGGCATTTCTGCATGCCGACACCGGGCCGGACTATGTGGCGCAGATCCTGGCCGAGGAGAAGCGGCGCAACGAAAAAGGCCACGAGGAGTGGGTGAACGTCCATGGGCGTCCGAATCATCTGCTCGACGCCGAGATCCTGGCGGCCGCATGCGTGGAGATGGAGTTCCCCGGCGGAGGCCTGCGGCTCGTCACGGCCGCCTCGAGAAAGCCGCAGCAACACGAACCGGTGCGTCCGTCTGCGGCCTCCGGGTGGAT